TCTGTCGCAATCGTGCTGCTGGATCTATTGTTCGGGAGACAACGCTACAAGAAGGTTACTCACTACCACATCCTATTGTTGAGTTTTTCCTGAAGGATGATAGTAAGCATGACCCATTACTTACGAGAGATCGTGTGAAACTAATGGGATATAACCCAGAACCTCTTATTGAGATGACATTACGGATCAATGACTACCTTCGTCAGATGTTCTACATCATGGGTATTGATCTGGTTGACTTTAAGATTGAGTATGGATACACTGCTCATGGTGAGTTGCTACTTGCCGATGAGATCAGTCCTGATAGTATGAGACTATGGAAGATTGGTGGTGATGAGAGATTTGATAAAGATCTATTCAGAAACGATGAAGGTGATATTGTCCCTGCCTATCGTGAGATCCTTGACCGACTACAACCCCTTGCAATCCAATGAAGTGTAAAGTTGAACTATACAAAGCAGGTACAGTCTTTGAAGAGATTGTAATTGCTAGAGACTATAAAGATGCTAGGGAAACTGCTTTGGCAAGAAATCCTGGAGCAACTGTTATGGGAGTCACGGCGATATTTGAATGAAACATCACATTCCTGACATCATTAAGAAGAATGCATTCACTTGCTTCACTAGTTTGAATCAGGCAGAGCGAGCAGTTGTTATGTTTGGTGATGAAGCATACCGTGAGTCACTAGACCTTGAGAATGATGATTCACCCTGTTGGATTGTAAACTCTGGCGAGACACATGGGTTCGTAGGTTGGAACCCCCAGTGTGTACCAACGATGGAATACATCGTATGGAAATTAGAAAACCGTGAAAAAATTATTAAAGGAGAAATTTACTAATGGCATCTAAATTAGAAATGACAATTGGACAAGTCGGAGCAGAGTATCCACAATTCTATGTCGATAGACTCAAATATGAAAAGAGAGTAATTTTAGACTCTTTACAGTGGAGAGTTGATAATCCAACTGCCAATAACTTATCTGTCCGTAAGGATAGTATTCTTAATTATTTTCCTTATCTGAATAAAGAAGCAGTACGAACAGTTCAGTCTACATTTCGGGCTAGATTCTATGATAATAAAGATGATACCGATTATTCCAAATATTGGAATGAACCTGCACTCTCTCAAGTTTTTTCTAGTTTAGATAAGAGTAGCGCATCTCTTACTAGAATTCTTATTGATTGTGAAGGTCCTGACGGCACTTTATCTGCCCGTGAAGGTTTTATTCCTGCAGATATAAGAAATTCAATTTCTATTGAATATAATGGTCTTGTTTTTGGTGGTAGATTAAAATCAGAAGCACATTTTTACGCTGTAATTGACACAATTAAAAACTTTTGATTATGGATTACAAAACTTCTGGTGTTGACATCATTAAGGGTCGTTCCTTTGTGGAATATATCAAAGCACTAGCACCTAACATTGGTGGGTTCAATGGAATGATGGAGATCCCATTAGGATATGAGCAACCTGTTCTAGTATCTGGTGCTGATGGTGTCGGAACTAAAATTAATATCTGTAGGATCGCTCGTGATTACACCACTATTGGTCAGGACCTTGTTGCTATGTGCGTCAATGACGTTATATGTTCTGGTGCTAAACCATTATATTTTTTAGATTATATCTCAACTAAGAAACTTGATGCTAATGTCAGTGACATTGTGTATGGAGTTAATGTTGGTTGTGTAATGGCTGGTATGGAACTACTGGGTGGAGAAACTGCGGAACATTATAGGGCAACTGATTATGATCTTGCTGGATTCTGTACTGGTATTGTGGAGAAGTTTGACATTGTTGATGGTAGGAACATCAAACCTGGTGATGTAGTCATTGGTATTGAGAGTAGTGGTCTTCATAGTAATGGATATACTCTTGTCAATGATATGCTGTGGAGAAACAAAATCTTCTACAAAGAGATGCCTGAGTTGTTGATTCCAACTACCATCTATGCTCGTCTAATCCATCATCTATTGGATGAAGTTCCTATCCTAGGTATGGCACACATTACAGGTGGAGGACTACCCGAGAACCTCCCACGATGCCTTCCAATGGGTCTTACAGTTGATGTTGATTACTCTGCTTGGGAGAGACCAGAACTCTTCAATAAGATTCAGCAGGCAGGAGACATTTCTGAGGAAGAGATGCGTAATGTATTCAACTGTGGGATTGGATTCTGTTTGGTAGTGCCACAAGAGGTAGCAACATTAACTCAGAGCTTGATTGCTGATACTCCATTTGGTATGAGATCTTGGATTATTGGGGAAGTTAAAGATGAGTGAATTGATACCTATATTTCCAACACCAATTGGAATTTATCATATTGATGTTAATTATGAGAATATATTAAGTATAGTAAAAAAATATGTATCTTCTCCTCATGATTTGATAGAAGATTGTAAAAGTAGTTTTGGTCAAAATACAAATTTACTTTTAGATTCTGATCTATTATTTTTAAGAAAAGAAATTCAAAATCATGTAAGTCATTATACTGATTCTACTGGACTACAGGAACTTGAGATTACTGGGTCTTGGTATAATGAAATGGAATTGGGTAAAAAAGTAAAATTACATCGTCATGAGGGTAGCGTTATTAGTGGTGCCTTTTATATTGATGTTGAAGAAGAGACTGTCCCTATTATATTTCATAATCCATTAAAACCCTATAAGATGAATGATCTATATGAAAGATTTGATAATCAATATGCAAGCTCTGGAATTAAATTAAATCCTGAACTAGGAACACTTTTTTTATTCCCTAGTTGGTTAGAGCATGAAACTGATGCTGAAGTTTCAAGTAGGTGTGTTATTAGTTTTAATACTTTTTATAGAAGTTTGTTTTTGGGGGAATCCTAACATCCTGTAGACACTTGTATCTCATCATGTATAATTATAATATACACAACTGAGTAGTGCTAATGTCTAGCGGAACACTAAGAAAGGTTGACATGCTCTCAAGAGTATTTAAAATGAAAAATTCTTTGCATGATGGTAAGTATTCTGAATGGAGTATTGAACAAAGAACATCTGCAGATCATATGTTGAATAAAGTTTTAGATGTTCTTGATGAATATAGTCAGTAAGGAGATAAAAAATGACATTTGCACATGTGCTTGCTTTTTTATCAATACCTTTTTTAATAACTACGATAATCTTTGGGATTTATCGAGGAGAAAATTTTTACTATGATAGTGATGACTATGATGGAAATGGAACATCACACTAAATCGCGGTATAATTTTGCCATGAGTTCATTTTCTAGAATGTATGGTGTTAATGCAATAAATGGATCAACATCCATATCAAAGTTTTGTTATGAATGGGCAAATAATGAAAAAAATAATGTTCCTCTAGGTAGTTTAACGCAAGTTGATTTTTACTTTAGAGATCTATGGCAGTCCAAATAGTTATTTTATGTGCATATCTTTTACTTGGAATATTGTTATTTGCATTTTCTTGTATTTCAGATTGATTGAGAACATCTTCACTGCATGAGAATATAAATATATGAAACCCAGTGTAGATTATAATGGCAGCAGTACCATTGAATCTGACCCTAGAACAGGGAACAGACTTCCAAGTAAACTTTACTGTTAGGAATAAAGATCAATCTCCTCTTAACTTGCTGGGATATACTGCAGCAAGTCAAATGAGAAAGCATTATACTGCTGAAAAAAAATTTGAATTTAGTGTCACCTTTATTGATAGGTCAAAGGGAAAACTTAGGTTGTCTATGTCCGATACTACGACAGGTACAATACCTGAAGGAAGATATGTTTATGATGTTTTTGTTGAATCATCAAACGGGATAAAAACTAAAGTTGTTGCTGGTATGGTGTTAGTACAACCAGGAGTTAGCTTCTAATGGCAGATTATATAATTACGTTAGATGATGATCAAGATGTAAGTATTGGAACACCAGATTATAATATTGGTGTAAATTATGAGATTCCATCAAAGAGTTTACAGTATCAAAATTTAATTCTTGATAGTATTGCTTCTCAATTTGATGGTGTTGAGAATACGTTTGATTTGTATGTTGATGGTGATCCATATACACCAATAAATGCACAAGGACTTATAATCTCAATTAATGATGTAGTTCAAAGTCCAGGTGTTGATTACAATGTTAGTGGTAGTAAAATTATTTTTACTACCCCTCCTGCAACATCTAGTGAGTTTTTTGGTGTAGCACTTAGAACAGTTGCTGATCTTACTAGGACAATAAATTTTGTTTTGGATAATGGATCTACAGACATTGTTCCTGGAGTAAAGGGGTCTTTAGGTTTAGATGTATCAGGTAGAATTGAATCTTGGACCGTAGTTTCAGAGAATGAAGGTTCAATTATTATAGATATTAGGAAGGATAAGTATGATACTTATCCAGATAATTTGACATCTATCGTTGGGTCGGAATATCCACGTTTGTCAAATCAAAAGAAAAATAGAGATGAGTCGTTGTCTACTTGGGCAACGGACGTAGTTGCTGGTGATATTTTAGATTTTAGCGTAGTCTCTTGCACAGGCATTCAAAAATGCTCCCTGTTCCTTAGGTTAATCCTATAATTAAGGAACAGTATAAATAAAACATAGGAACACCATGTACATTAGGAGTCCACTCAGATGGCTTTATTAGTATCAGACAACGGTGAACTTCAGTCGCTTAGATATCTGGTTAATTCTGATAGAAATATCCCAAGAAACCTTATTTTAAAACTGTATACTTCAAATACAGTTCCTACTGAGACTGATGTTCCCTCTCAGACAGCATATTATGAACCATATGACGCTACAGGTCTTGTGGGTTATGGAACAGAACCTTCTACAGGTTACCCGCCGATCGTCAATGCACGTCATGATGAGGACTATTCCAGACAGTATGGAATATTCTTGAACGGCAGTGAGTGGTCTGTAAGAACCATTCTCAATCCAATTGCTACAACTACTGGCAGTGGTAACATTAATGAGTATACGATTACAGTATCCTCTGTTTCCAATATCGCGGTCGGACATTACGTAAGCGGTGGCAATGTTGGTAACAACGCTGTTGTTGCAGCGATTGATGGTAACACTATTGTTCTTACTGTAAAGAACGCTGCTACCTTCTCTAGTCAGGCACTTGAGTTTGGTGTTGGCACAACAACTGCATCTTACCCTGAGCAAACTTATACGTTTACTTCTGCTGCTAATAATATTTACGGATATTATTTGATTAGAGCAAACAATTTGCCAGTATCTCTGAATGGTGTTGAGCATGCAGTTAATGTTGGAACTGGATTAACTATTTCCAAGGCACAGACAAGCGGAACTATTGGAAATACATTTGTCGATCTATTCCCATTCTCTTCTGAACCAACTGCTGTTGGTGTAGGATCGGAGTTTACACTGACTGTAAATACAAACGTAGGTATCAATACTAGACAGAGAGTTATTGGTTCTGGAGTTGCTGAAGGAGCAAGAGTTGTTGGTATCATGAATACCACTACTATCGTTCTTGATAAGAAAAACACAGGAACTGTATCTGGAGTCACTACATTCTATCAAGAAATTGGTGAGGATATTTGTGTAGGTATGGGTGTTACTCATGGTAACATCGGTGGTGAGGTTGCTGCCATCCTTGACGATACACTTATTACTGGTTATGATGAAAAGACTGGTAGAGTATACCTTAGCAGTGAATTACAAAACAACATTCAGAACGCTACTGGTAATATTGTTTACTTCAACTATGCTGAAGTAAGCGTTGGTGCTACTACTCACGGACTGGTTGCTGGTGATGTAATTTATGTTGCTGCTGGTGCTGCTAACACAACTACAACCTCTGGTACTTACACAATTCATACCACTGAGGATGAAAGCACCTTCACTACCACTCCTGCAATGACAGGTATCGGAAGTGCAACTCTCTACAGCAGTATCTTCTTCTCTGAGAGATTCACAAATGGTCCTTACAACATTCAGAACAATGGTGACCAAATCAAAGTTACTCTGAATGTCAGCCTCGACTGATTACTTTGCACAATATACTTTGTTATGGAGGGGTTGCCTGGTGCGATCCCTCCTATTTTTTTAGGAGATAATAATCGCTATGCCCGCTTTTAATGTAGGTGTAAATTCAACTTTTGAACAACAACGACAGATAATTAATTTGATTGCTGTTGATACCTTCGCATTATCAACAACTTTAAGTGGTATAACCTCTTCTGGACTTGTTGTAACTTACAGTGAGTCTGCTGGAATTGCTTCATATGCACCAGTATCTGGAGTTGCAACTGTTGCAAACTATGCAATTAGTTCTGGAATTGCTTCATATGCACCAATCGCTGGTGTATCAACCTATGCAATTGTTGCTGGTATATCAACTTATTCACCAATTGCGGGTGTATCAACATATGCTTTAGTTGCTGGAGTATCAACGTATGCTTCTGTAGCAGGACTTGCAACTAACGCTACGTATGCCACACAATCTGGAGAGACTGCGTTTGCTCCTTATGCAGGTATCTCCACGTATGCTGATACAGCAGGGATTGCTACAAACGCACAGGGACTTACTGGATCACCCAACGTTATTGTTGGCGTAATTACTGGTGGTTTGTTTGTTGGTAATGGATCAGAACTTACAGGAATCAATGTAGGGGTCTCTACATATGCTGACGTTGCTGGAGTTGCAACTGCTGCTGGCAATGCTTCTACCGCTGACTATGCTTCCATCGCTGGACTGGCAACTGCTGCAGCAGGACTTACTGGAACACCAAACCTGAATGTTGGTATTCTTACAGCAACAAAGTTTGCTGCAACTGATGCGGAGTTCACTGGAATACTGACAGCACAGAGTCTTAAAGCAATCTCTGGATATTTCTTATCTCCCGATGGACAACAGTCAGTTCAAATTCTGAGTGGTAGTGGGTCTGTAAACTTACCTCTGGGTATTGGAACTGATGTTAATATTGCTGGTATTGTAACTGCTCTGAAGTTTGTTGGTGATGGATCTCAACTGACGGGCGTTAATACCGTAGGTGTTACCACAATTACTGCTGGTGATAATATTCTTGTTACTCAGACTGGACAAGTTGCGATTATAACTGCAACATTCAGTGGTGGTGCAACAGGATTCTTTGAAGGAACAAACGGAGTTGGTATTGGTACAACTTCTAAGGTTGGTATTGGTACAACTATACCAACACAGATGCTTACCGTTAAGGGTAATATTGATCTTGATGGTAATATTGTATTAAACGGAGAGATAAGCGCACCAACTAGAATTAAGTTTGGTACAGGTGGAGAGAATATAAAAATTGGTGACTTGACTGGTGGTAGTGGTGCTGCCAATATTGCTATTGGTGATCAAGCATTAGGATCAAATAGTGGTGGAGATGGGCATAATATATCTATCGGACAACTTGCACACTATGCAGTAAACACTGGTCAGTATAATGTAGCTATTGGTGACCGAGCAGGACAGAATCTTACATCTGGATCTTATAACGTTCTGCTTGGTGCATACAATGGCAATCAGAATAATTTAGATATTAGAGCTTTATCTAATAATGTTGTTCTGTCTGATGGTCAAGGTAATATCAGACAGTTTATTAACTCTAGTGGTGATGTAGGAATTAAAACTACTATTATTACTGAGGCACTGACTGTTGCTGGTATTGTATCTGCAACATCATTCTATGGAACACTTCCTGCAAGTCAGTTGACGGGTGCTCTTCCATCTCTTGATGGTTCTGCATTGACTGGTGTCACTGCTATTGGATCTGGTGTTGAGATTAGAGATAGTGATTCTCCTGTCGGTGCTGCAGCGACAATCAACTTTGGTAATAACCTTAGCGTAGTATTGAGTGCAGGTATTGCCACAATCACTGGATCAAATACTGCATCCTTTGCAACTAATGCTGGCGGTCTTACTGGTTCTCCAAGTATTATTGTTAGTGCTATTGATGCTAATGGTAACTTAGATGTTGATGGACAAACTGAACTTGATGATGTAAATGTATCAGGTATTACTACTTTTGCTGGTGCTATTGATGCTAATGGTAACTTAGATGTTGATGGACAAACTGAACTTGATGATGTAAATGTATCAGGTATTTCTACTTTTGCTGGTGCTGTCAACTTTAATGGATCTATTGATGTTGATGGTCATACTGAATTAGATGATGTAAATGTAAGTGGTGCTCTTACTGCAACTTCCTTCTCTGGATCTCTTGCAGCATCTAATCTTACAGGAGCACTTCCTGCAATTGATGGTTCCAATCTTGTGAATGTAACTGCTGCAGGAACTGGTGTTAATATTCAGGACGATGGTGTTGGTGTCGGTGCTGCTGCTACTGTAATTAACTTTGCCTCTGGTCTGAATGTAGTTGCCTCTGCTGGCATTGCAACAGTCACTGGATCTGGTGGTGGTGCTCAGTCAAGAAACATTGTCAGTGGAGTGACAACATCGATTGCTAATCTTGGAATTGGTAACACTGATATTATTGGTCAGAAGTCTTATGCTCTGATGAAGGTTGGTCTATCCACAACAGGTTGGATCCGACTATATACTGATAGTACATCTAGATCAAATGATGTGAGTAGAAGTGTTGGAGAAGATCCAGCACCTGGTAGTGGTGTGATTGCAGAGGTTGTTACTACTGGAATCTCCACTCAGCAAGTGATTACACCTTTTGCTATGGGTGGCAACATGGATGAACCTGTTACAAATAAAATCTACGTCTCCATACAAAATCTATCTGGTTCGACGCAAACAATTACTGCAAATCTCACCATTCTACAACTAGAGGCATAACGATAATGGCAATTACTACAAGCACGTTTAAAGTAAACGCTGGATGGGCATCCTCTGATGTCATATCCCAAATGGGTCAGGCAATGGTGTCTCTCGGTTGGGTTAGTGATGAGATTACGGGATATATTGTTGGTCTTGGTACATTGACTGGTGGTGGAGATACTAATGCATCAGATTGGTATGAAGATGTAAGACCCAAATCAACCACTGGTGTTGGTACGGAATCTAGTTTTGCGGTTTATAGAGATACTGTAGGTGTCAAAAAAGTTATTGTTAATCGCCCTGGACTTGGATATACTTCTGGTGAGATGGTGACTTTATCCGCTGATGATATTGGTGGATTTTCAAATGGAGCTACCGACTTATCATTTAAGGTATGTGTTGATGAGATAGTTGGTAATGGAACAACAGTATCAATAGCATTAACTACTATGGTATACCAGGGAGCTGAGGTTGGAGGGTACTTGTATGCGTTTGATTTGCACAACGCTGACAGAGCGGGTGTGATTGGCGCAGGTGTGAGTATAATTACAGTTAGAGAAGGTGATACAATAAGTATTGCTAATAGTTATAGTGATTCTTATGATCCAGGTATCGTCAGTCCTCATATCTATGAAGATAATGCTGCATCATCATCAAGTTCTCAGAGAGTTGCGGGTTGGGACGGGAACTTAAATACTGCTGATGGATATTCTGAATATACGTTTAAGATTGGTCAAGCAGGAACATATCTAATCAAATCTTATACTAATAGTAGTATAGGACCTGAGGGTGGGAGAGTGATTGTTCAACCTTGGAGTGGTGATGCTGCAGATAGAACTCTTGTTGGTTATGGAACTAATACTGATCACTGGGATAGTGATCTTTCTAATGCTCGACCATATGGTATTCAAAAACATTCTATAGCAGCAAATAAATTGTATGGAAATACCTATAGATCTTTTAGGCAAAGTTCTACCGAGGGCATCTTAGATGTATGGTCATTTAATGGATATATGCATTATGATGGAACTGAATATGCACCCAATTCAAAAAATGGAAATACTGATGGTAGGTATGCACATGGGGGAACTGGATATAGTAAGAGAGTTGCTGGGGCATCAAATTTAGATTTTTCAACCCGCAATATCGGTGGTTTCTCAAATAGCTACCTCTCTCATACTGCGGTCACTAATACTCACGATTATAATAAATTGATATCATTGTCATATAATACTAATTATGGATTTGATATGGACCTTAATCTATTTAAATCTGCGTTAGATCCAAGATTTGTTGTATTTTCCTATAGATATCCTACATTATCTTCAACACATCTTACTAGTAATACTGCATCAACATTTTTCTTTCATAATTTTGACTCTAATTTATGGGATTATGATCACGTATTTCTCGCTGGAATGACTGAGATACTTCCTGCTGCGGGTAATACTACTGTTCCAACGTTAACTTTCAAAACAAGTCTTTCAAGTAGTTATGAGACAAATGGTGGAGGGCAGAAGAGAGCTGCAGAGTTTCCTTGGCAAGAATATGAAGCTTATGATGATACCGCAGAGAATTATGTATCATCTTATTATGCAAGTATGTCTTATAGGCAGGATAATACTGTTAATCAAGCTAGACTTTATTATCGATCCGAGGACCAACCAATGACATTTAGGGGAGGGTATCCTTATCAGACAGAACTGAATGGTACTAGTAGAGTATCTCCTGAGGCAAACTTTAATGCAGTTATAAAAGGAATACCTATTAATATTAACTTAATTCCTTGCCCATATTATTTGCCTGAAGATTTTGGATTGGTTGAGTTCTACTACAATGCTGCGAATGCAAACATTCAACAGGGTGATACATTTACTATTAGTCCAAGTGAAGTTTGGACAGTAATTACTGCATCATATAATCAGACTACGACTACCCGTGGAATTGCATTCTGTGCAAGGACTGTTTGATGACAAATTATACTCTACCTAATTTAACATCTGGTATTGTTGGTTTTGCTACAACTTCAATGTCAACAAAGCAATTGAGATTTTCAAAGATAGGATTAGATTTGCCTGATGGTGTTGGTGTTGGTAGTGAGAAGATTTTGGAATTAGATTCCATGGATCCCCTTTCTTATAATGGGGTTCCATCTAATAGGCATAGTGGTATTGGTACAACTTCTATCTGGTATGATACTGGATTGCCTCAAAATAATGCTACGTTCTATGGTAGTTATTCTTTTGATGGAAGAAATATTGTCTTTGCAGATACTGGATATGCAGCATTAGATGATGGTTCTGACTTTGATTTTGCGGGTGATTTTGCGGTAGAGATCTCTTTTAATATGACTGGAACTCCAAATGCAACATATCCATCAGCATTAATTGCAAGTTGGAATACGTTTGGCAGTAGTGATAATAAGTTTATTATATCCATTGGTTCTACAGGTGGTATGACACTTGCGATAAATGGCGAATCTAATGATTGGATATATCCAGAGACAATATCTCTTAATACTAATTACCACACGATTGTTACTAGGAGAGAAGGTGTTATTAAGTGGTGGTTGAATGGAAAACTTGGAGTTGAGGATACTTATGCTGCTGCAATCGAACCAACTTTAGATTATCAGATTGGAGCTTATGCTGCTAGTAGTGGTCAATCTTTTGAAGGTGGAATTAGTCTCGTAAGAATGTATCGTGATAGATCTTTAAGTGATACTGAAGTGTTGAGTTTGTATGATCAGCAGATTAATAGAACACTTATAAGTGAGACAAACGGAACTATGCGTATGGATACTTATAATCTTAATATTACTAATGCGTATCCTGCTTCCGAACCAAACAGACCACTCACAGGACAGTTGTATCCTAGGTTTACTAAATAAAAGAAAGCGCGAGTAGATGGCGTTATTCCAATATCAAGGAATAGGTAGCCTCCGTTCTCTAGGTAATCTTTTTACTGTACAGAGAGCGGTATATTCGTATAATCAATTTTCTATCCTCAATTATGAGGAACTTAGTTATGGTAGTATTACCGATGCGGTAGTAGAAGCAGAAGACTACGGTGAGATTACTGCTTCCATCGAACAATACTATCAGATCCAAGACTTTGGAACTATCACGCTGGATACAACTGGCGTACCGATGGGTAAGATCGGTATCCACTTGTCAGCAGACGACAATACCACAAGAGTAAGTGTTGGTGGTGTCGAATTCGCACTGTTCGGACGAGCAATAACAGAGGTATTCTTCAACCCAGTCAATAGGGTCTTTGACTTCCAAGGTGTTGCCGAAGATAAGATTACCTCTTCCTGGTTGGGAAGAGGCGTCTTACCTCCAGTCGGGGCGGAAGCTCTGGATGCGGTTATCTCTACACCACCTACATCCATCTTCCACCTTTCTACAAAGGGTTCAGCGAAGACAGAAGTAATATTTAATCAGCAAGATAGAATCTTTGACTTCATTGGTGAAGCACAAGAGAGCAGATCTTATCTGTTTGATGAAGAAGATTCAATAGACTTTAGATCAGATGACCATGGATCACTCACTGAGACTGTACTCAGAAGTGAGGACTATGGTGATGTTGCATATAATCAAACAATTACAGGTCATCCGTTCATCATTGAACCTGATGATCTTTTAGATCCTTCTTACCAGTCAGTATTCTTCTCCACTAAATTGGAGACTGGTGGAACTGGTGTAGGATTTACTGGTGGATTTAATATTGGTCCACACATATCATTTAGAGAGCGTCCACCCAGAGCGTTTGGCGCTGGATATAATTACGAAAGATACTTTGAATTTGAATCTGACACTAGACATCTTGATCTTGTATCTTTTGATGTTATCAGAGGCAATAATAGCAATGGTGGTGAGTCCCCAGACGATAGTTCGGAAGATTTAGTATTCCAGTACCTGAGTTCTAATGGAACCTGGCAGGAATTTGGAAGAGTCTCTTATGCAGATTCTTCCTTCAATAATTTAAACACATATACAGCAACTCTACCTGCTCAGGCAAGAAATTACGGTCAGAGATTTAGAGTACGCTGTGCTTTCCCAGACTACACTTATAATATTGGTCCAAGAGTTGTTGATCTTGTTTTAGATCACTGGGGTGTTAAAAATATTCAGTTCCAGGAACTCACCACAGGAACTGGACTCAGTGAAGATGACTTCGGTCTTATTAGTATTGATGTTACCACTAAGGCAGCGACTGGCAGAATGCCATTCAGTGGTGGTGCAGCAGAGAGCTTCATCAAGGGTAACTACACAGGTTCTGTTGGTAACAAGCAACCAAGACTTCTTGGTACTGGTATTGACTATACCATTCCTAAGCACCAAGGATTTGGTTGGATCAATATTGACGGTACGCCTCGCATCCAGATCAGGATGCACTATAAGGCAGACGGTGGATATGATTTCTATCCACAGAGATTCCGTGGTGGTTCTCTCTTTGGATTTGCTTCTGGTGCCAATACAACTTCTGTTCTTAATGAGGGATCTGGAAAATTATTTACTGTTAAGAGTGCCACAACATTCAAGGCAGTACGAAGTGAAGTTGGTGTCAGTGAAGAAGATCTTCTTATCCAGGGTGGAGCATTCTATCAGGTTATCTTCAACCAAGTTGATAGAGTCTTCTCCTTCAACAATGAAGAGATTAACAGAAGGGCATTTGCATACAACCTATCTTCTGTTGTTAATATTGAGTCCATTGATTATGGATACATCACAGATACGGTCACGATCTCGGAAGATTATGGTGATGTAACTTATGATGAGATTTACTATCCTTGGCAGATAGAAAACTTTGGTACTCTTGCTCCTACCACAACAAGACTTCCCTTCGGACTTGGTAGACTTCATAGTTCTACTGAAACGCCAAGAGTTAGAAGATTTGTTGGCAACATTGAAGAGACTAATCTTAGACTTCTTGGTACTGGTAAGGTATATGTCTTACCCAAGTTCACATCTAAAGGTGACCTTATTAAGATCAGAGGTAACACTGACTTTGTTAGGGCAAGAGATTGGGTTGGTACTGGTAATCTACCCACGCTATCTGGAGGAGCGGAAGCCGTTGCATTCGTACCTGCCAAGGATGATAGAGCACTCTTCAACTTTGAAGGTGAACTGGTTGAGAAGTTTGGTAAGGGCAACTATGATGGAGTTGGATCACTCTTCGGATTTGATTCTAGTACAATATCGATTAGAATCACTACTATTAATGATGGACTCTTCTCCGTTCATGGTGAAGTCGTTGAAAAATCAATCTTCTCCGAAGTTGGATCTGGATCTCTTGGAACTGTTGTTGGTGCAGCAGAGAGAGTTACCTTCCACTATAACCAAGAGTCTTCCTTCGGTGCATGTGAGGGTGATGATTATGGATTCGTTAGTGAATCGGTATTTAATGTTGAAGAATCTCCAGCATTGCTTGGATATCTCAATGATTCTATCAGTTCTCTTGCTAATGATGTTGTCTCTGAGTTTGGAAGAATACCAAACGCGATTGATTATGGATATGTAAATCAATATTATCAATACAATCACGAAGATTACGGTAATCTCTTCCCAGATGATTGTCTGGAACCACAAGGTCTTCAACTTGACTTTGTTGGCACTGCTCCAGAAGCATTCAGTAGAGGTAACTACACTGCATCTGGTTCTATTGGAGCATTTGTTGGTTCTGCTGAAGCAGTTGCCTTCATACCTGCTAAGAAGAAAGCACTGTTTGGATTTGAAGGTAACGCTACTGAGTCTACAACTCCTGCAACTGAGATTGGATCTGGTTCACTCTTCAGTTATGTTACCTTCAGTGAGAGAGTTGCCTTTGAACCTGCTAAGGCAGATCCTCTGTTTGCAATTGATGGTGGTCTTCGCATCAGTGCAGTTACTGAGCAAGAATCTGAACTCAAGTTTACCGCTGCTTGGGAAGCAAGTGGTCAACTCTTTGGTTACACTGGTTCTGGAGAAGCAACTGGAAATGAGCACACTGGTGCTGGTACTATCTTCCTTCGTGATTCTGGTGTCAGAATCGAACCAGAATCCTTTACCCCTTGGATTCCTGCTGGTCGCGGATCTATATTCTCGTTTGTATCGTTCACTGAATCGGCAACATTTGTACCTGCGAAGAAGAAGGCACTCTTTGGATTCTCTGGTGCTGCTACTGATATACAATTCTCCTTCGCTTGGGAGACTGTTGAGACAACGCATCTTCTTCTTAGAGGTTCGCCTAAGGTCTTCGTTCTACCTAAGCACACTGGTGCTGGTTCTATCTTTGTCCGTGATTCTGGCGTCAGAATCGAACCAGAATCCTTCACTCCATTCATTCCAGAAGGATTTGGAAAACTGTTCGGTGGAATTGGTGGTGCTGCAGAAGCAGTTGGTTCTAATCCACCAGATGACTTCACTCTGTTTACCTTTACTGGTGAAATCGAGACTCCTCTACTTACCTTCTCTGAACAGAAGTTTGTCCAGGCAAGGTTCTTGCCAGACGAGGCGTTCACTACCTTCCAAGTTAGAGTTACTGAGACTGGTTTACAACCTGTCGAAGTTCATGGTGAACTTGATGAGTCCTTTACTCCTGCTCCAGAAATTGGACTTGGAAGACTCTATGGATTCTCTGGTGCAGCAGAAGCATCAGTCTTCAATCCAATCGACAAGACTACTTTATTCACTTTCGAGGGTAATTCTGCAGAGAGAGAGACCAATTCCATGGTCGCGTTTGGATCTCTCTTCGGATTTGCCTCTGGTGTTGAAGTTACTGCAGTTGCAGAAGAGAAGCAAGCACTATTCTCCTTCGCTGGCAATCTTCAAGAGCGTATTACTCCTGCTCCACACATTACAACTGGTGGACTCTTTGGATTCTCCAGTACAACCGAAGCAAAAGTCTTTGATTATCCAGAGCGCACCACTCTTTATAGTATCTCTGGTACTGCAGAAGAAAGATTCTCTTCCACGTTACAAGGAACTCCCGTTCCTGGTCTGGATGTCAATGGTAATCTGGTTGAGAGAACTGCATTCGATCATGTTGGAACTGGTTCTATCTTTGGATTCTCCAGTACAACTGAAGCGAGAGTCATTGTTCCACGCGGACTCAGGAGTCTGTTTACATTCGCGGGTGATGTTGCAGACAGCGAAACCAATGTTGAGATTGGATCTGGTACACTTACTGGATTTGTTGGTGGAGCAGAGAGTACATCTAATGTTGAAGTCACGTTTACTCTCTTTACTATTGGCGGAGATACTGTTGGTGGAGATGTCAAATTCACTGCTGCTAATCTCGCGGTTGGTCAGATTAGAGTTGGTCTTAGTGACCCAGGTCTTCCAGGTAATATCTCCAGAGGTATTACGGTATTCCGACTTAGAACCTTCCCAGAAGGTGCAAAAGTTAAGTTCTCTGGAACAAAAGCAGAGTCCTTCACTCCAGCACCTCATATTGTTGAGGGTCTCATTAACGTTAACAGAGGAAATGAGATTACCGAAGATCGCTACATTGAATTCCGTAAACCTCATCCAACAAGAATTGTAGTTATTTAAACTGATAAATAAATATAACGCATTTTTTAATGACCTTTAATGGCTAATACCAAACGGGTACAACTGCGTAAAGGGACTGAGTTAGAGCACTCAACATTTACAGGCGCTCTAGCAGAAGTAACATTTGATACTGATAAAGGAACTATTAGAGTTCATGATGGTCTTACTCTATCTGGTGTAGAAATACAAAAATCCAGATTATCAGAGTTGAATCCTTCAGATAATGGTGATACTTTGAGAACAAATATTAAGTATTTTTCTAATACATCATCAGGTCCTTTTACTGTATATTTACCTACTCTTCGATATGTGGGGGATACTATCCATCTTGCAGATTCTAAATACACTTGGAACATAAATAATCTTAGTGTATATGCTCAAGGTGGAGATCAAATTAAGGATGGCACTGGGTTTATTGATACATTTTTAAACTGTGACGTTGCTGGCGCTTATGTCGAACTTATTTGGGAAGGAACTTACTGGAGATTGTTCTCATGAACTTAAGTAGAATGGACGGTACACAGAAAACGGTAGAGCAATCTAACGATTTTATTGTACATGCTTTACGTAGAGATGCCGATGGTATGCTGCGTTATACAAAAGTTGGTTCTGGTAGTACTGAGATTGGTGATTTTTACAGAACAAATGGGACTCAATATCCAGGGTTCCTTGATGGTGTTGACTACGTTGATGAAACAACCGAAGACAAATCATACAAGAACGATACCTTTGATAAATATCAACAGTATCGATTTGATTTTAGAAATTTAAATTATTATGTTGATGATGATGGATACTTTGTCGCCCGTATAAACGGCACATATGATTATACAACCGAAGGACCTAAGTAAGTAAGGAATTAACTAACAATGGCTGATTTTAGATTAGGAAGACTAAAATTTAATTGGAGAGGCGACTGGACTCCTAGCACCGAATATGTCATTGATGATATTGTCAAATTTGGTGCTAATACATTTGTTGCTGTAACCAATCACACCTCTGTAGCAAACGAGACGGGGTGGTACGATGTTGATGCGTCGTATTGGCAAACTCATGTTGAGGGTATTAGAAACGTAGGAACATATGTTCCAGGTACGTTCTATAAAATCAACGATGTTCTCAAGTATGGCAATACTCAATATCGGGTTACTGCAGGTATTGGAACTACTGCTGGATTAGCATTTTCTGGAGATGATTCTCCTAATGTTACAGCATATGTTGCTGGTTTTAATGGTGAGGGTCCTTGGGAAGCAGGCACTGTATATGAGACTGGAGACGTTGTTCTCTATTCTGGCAACTCTTATGTTGCAATTCAAACATCAGTACAGGGGGCAATTCCTCCAACTGAACTTGGTGCTCAGTGGGAATTCCTTGCACAAGGTCATAATGCCGTAGGTTTGACCACCTATGAATCTGGTGTTACCTATTATAGGGGTGATCTGGTATCAGTTGGTGGTGATACTTATCAGGTAGAATCAACTTCTACTGAGAATGTACACCCAACTAAGGGTCTTAGTGTTGGTATTGGTTCTACAGTTGTTGGTGTTGCTATAACCGCATGGACCCTTTACAATAGAGGTCTTAGATATGCTGGTACATATTCCACAATATCCGAATATTATAGAAATGATGTAGTAGAATATGCATCATCATCCTACGTTGGTCTTGGATCTACTTCATTCCTTAATGTTACCCCTGGATCTGATCAGACAATATGGGGAGCAATGGCTGTTGGTGACTCCAACGCACTGCTGACTTCTCCAGGCGATATTCTTATTAGAGATCAAACGGCACCTACCAGACTGGGTGTTGGAATGACTTATCAGTCTCTCGGTATAGGGACAGATTTGACTCCCCAATGGATGACCATTGGTGATTCTACTAGAATTTATCACGTTGACCCAGAACTGGGTAAGGATACCTTCAATGGTGTTACTCCAGACATGGCGTTTAGAACGCTGAAGACTGCATGTGATAGTGCAAGTGCGATTACAAATATTACAAATTACATCTATGATGAAGTAACTGGTCTATCTACAGTTACCGCACCAAGTCATGGTATTTTATATCCAAACGTTACTGTTAGACTGAGAGATATTGAGTTCTCTTGCCTCTCAGGAGCAAATACTTATGCAGTCAATGCATTCCAGTATGATAATTCTGCTGGTGTTGCTACTTGTACTGTTGGTGCAGCAATGACTGGTCTCCAAATTGGAGATACAATTAGACTTGATAACCTTGAATTCACCTGTCCAGGTGGTTCTGGTATCACAACAACTATCTTCCCTGACGGAACAAGAGGCCAAGGATTTAACTTCACAGTAAGTGCAATCAACGGACCTCAGCAAATTGAGATGAACGTTGGTGTATCTACAATTCAGCACGTATATGTATCTGGTGGTACAGTATTTGTTGGTGTTGACACATCCTTCTTCCCAAGGAACATTCTTACTTCTTACTTTAATGTTATTGATGTTGTTGATAACAACACATTTACAATTAATGCTGGTATATCCACCATTAATCATGCTTACGTTAGTGGTGGGCAAGTTCTGAATCTGTCTCCTGCTGTTGTTAAACTATCTTCTTCTGAATTTGTCGAGCAACTTCCAATTGTTGTTCCACCATTCACTTCTGTTGTTGGTTCTACGCTGAGATCTTCCAAGGTTAGACCTGCTTCTGGTCTGTCTGCTGATGGTGTGACTCCTAATAACCGTCAGACCATGTTCCAACTCTCTGACGCAACAACGATTCAGGGTCTGAACGCTGATGGTATGGTTGGATTTGATTATGATTCTAATAAACCATTTGAACTCAGTTCTACTACAGTTAGAACTGGTATTGGTACTACTGCTTGCGGTATTTACTTTGCATTCAACCCCAACTCCCCAATTCTGAACAAGTCTCCTTACGTTAAGGATTGTACCGTATTCGGTAATCCTCCAACTGATGGTGGTACTGGTGGTGCTGGTGTTGGTGTTCTGGTTGATGGTGCTGTCCACTCATCTGGATTCCGCACTATGGTTTTTGACGCCTTCACGAACGTTCTGAGTGATGGTGCTGGATTTATTCTTGATTCTGACGCTGGTTCTGAGATCGTCTCTTCCTTCACATACTATTGTAAGTGGGGTTATTACGCAGGTGGTGGTTCTAGGATTCGTGGTGTTGGTGGTAACAACTCTTATGGTGACTATGGTGTCATCGCATCTGGATTCTCTACTGCTGAGACTCCAAGATCTCTGAGACTGTTTGGTGATAAAGCAGATACTACTGTTGGTACGGTAAGTGGTACTGTTGCAATCGGTAACACCATGGTTGGTGAAACATCTGGTGCAAGAGCAACCTTTATTAATGATCAAATCTCTGCAGATGCAATTTACTTCAAGTACTATCCTGGATATGGTGATGTAAGTGCAGGTATTGGTACTACGTCCTTCGTAGATGGTGAGCAGGTTACCTTCATTGGAGCAGGCACAACGGGTGCTATCAAACTTGCCACTGCAGCAGGTGCTGCAGGCGGACAGAGAGGGGTTCTGTTTGAACTTGATCTTGCTGATGGTGATAATTTACCATTAGTTGGTGATGCTATTGGTATTACTACTGTTGGTGTTGGTAGTGACTTAGTTAATGGTCAACCAAGATTCTATATTGTTAATAATGTAACTGGATTCCAAACTTCATACACTCAGTATAGAGGTGATGTTGGATTAACTCCTGTCGTATATTCTGGTCGTGTAACAGTAACGTTATCTCCAGAGAAAGGAGCTAAATCACCTGATACTCGTGCAGGAATTGGTACTACGACATCGGATGGTGGTTCTTTTGTTGAAGTTAGAACTAGATTCTCTAACGCACGTCTGACTGGTCACGACTTCCTCTCAATTGGTGTTGGTAACAAAACTGAAACCAACTATCCAAATGTTGACGAATCAAACGTACAGCAGGGTAATGAAACTAGCAACTTTGGTCCTGGTAGAGTCTTCTTCGTCTCTACTGACCAAGGTGGTAACTTCAGAGTTGGTGACTTCTTCTCCGTTAACCAGTTAACTGGTGCTGCTACCCTGGATGCTTCCGCGTTCAACCTGTCTGGTTTGACTGAACTGAGACTGGGTTCACTGGGTGGTCAGATTGGTGAGGCGATCAACGAATTCTCCTCTGACGAGACCATGAGTGGTAACTCCAACACTGCAACTCCAACGGAATTTGCGGTTCGCGGATTTATTACACGCGGTAACATGGGTGTTGAAGCGATGGTTCCTCCTGTAGGAACTACCGCACAGAGACCTGTCGCTCCGATTCAAGGTGGGTTTAGATTCAATACAACTCTTGGATCTCATGAAGCATATAATGGTAGTGCTTGGGTGCCCATCGGTGGTCTGCAGAACGTAGATGTAAACACTACTTATAGTGCTGGTGTCTTCCAGACTCTCTGGTGTGACACATCTTCCAGTGGATTTACTGTCACTCTACCAGCAACTCCTAATAAAGGAGACACTGTTAGATTCCTTGACGTTGCTAAGACTTTCGATAGTAATACACTTACTATTGGTAGAAATGGCAAACTTATTATGGGAGATGCAGCGGATCTCACGGTTACAACTGAAGGTGCAGCATTTGATCTTATCTTCTACAACGATACTTATGGATGGAGAATATTTAACGTTTAATAGATAATAATCATGGGGGGGATTTATATTCCCCCTTTTTTTAGTTGTTTCATATAATTTGAATATTATAAATAATAAAACGAGGATTAATGTAAAAGATGGCATCCTACGGAAGTTACAAAAAAATTATACAGGGTCAACTGCTCGATCAAACTGTTCCTAATTTAGCTTTACAAGCGGGATCTGGTTTGGCATATAATGTGCAGTACGTTTACGGTCAAGAAACTGTATGTACTCCTGGTTGTTGCTGTCTCTGGACAGTACCTGCAGGAATTAATAGGGTTACTTTTGAATTGTGGGGGTCTGGAGGTAATGGTAACGGAGAATGTTCCTGTAGCCGTTGTCACCATTTCCAAGGCGCTGGTGGTGGATTTTATAATACCAAAACTATTGATGTTACANCTGGCGATACATATACTGTTTGTGCTGGTGGAGTTTATCCATGTTGCAGTAGAGAATGTGTAGGATGTCAGGGATGTTCATCCTATGTAACTGGAACTAACTTATCTAACTTTTGTGCCATTGGTGGTTCTCCAGGTAGAGCAAATACATCTTGGTCAACCCCTTGCTATTCAACTTTCGGTTGTTGCCTTGCTCCTGCTGATAATGGTGGTGATTTTGGAATGGGTAATCATGAAGGATCTTGGAGTGGCAGTACATTTTGCCATTGTCATGAGCACTATACCCGTTCTACTAATGCACCATTTCTTGCAGGTGGATCTGGTTCATTCCTGAACATAGTTGAATGTTGGTCTCGTTGTGGTTGCTGGACAGTTCCTTATGGTACAGGTGGGCAATCTGCTGGTACTAACTATTGTGGAGGTTGCTGTGGACAAGGTGGAACTGGCGGCGGCGGACTTGTTAAAATTACTTACATTTGATATAGGAGTTTTTTAGGACAATGGCAAGTTACGATAGTTACAAAAAGATATCTGCATCATCAATTGCAGATGGTGCAATAACTTCTGCTAGTTTTACAGTACCCTTAAATTCCACTTATGGAGTTAAGTGGTTTTATGGTAGTCCAGGTGCATGTACACAAGGTTGTTGCTGTCTCTGGACAGTTCCTACTGGAGTTAAAAAACTTCAATTTCACTTGTGGGGTGCTGGAGGTAATGGTGCAGGATCATGTTCCTGTAGCCGTTGTCAGCATAATAGAGGTTCTCAAGGTGGATACTACGCTACTAAGATTATTGATGTAACCGAAGGTTGGAATTATACTGTTTGTGCTGGTGGAGTTTATCCTTGCTATAGTAGAGAATGTACTGCATGTGAAGGTTGTGCATCTTATGTAAATGGATGTAACTTAACTAACTTCTGTGCAGTTGGTGGAGATCATGGGTTTGCAAATGGTAGTTGGACTACAAAATGTTCATCTGTAAATGAATGTTGTGTTGCTGTTAACGCTAATAATGCTGATTGGAGTCAAATGACTCATACTGGTCCTTGGGACGGAGCTGAATTTGTTTATGATAGAGGATTCTGTCATTGTTATAATAGAGCAAATCAATCAACTGGTGCTGCATTAATTGGAACTGAAACTCAAGAATCAATAAGAGAGTGTTGGATACGTTGTGGTTGCTGGACAGTTCCTTACGGAAATGGTGGTCAGAATGCATATTCCACTTATTGTGGAGGTAACTGTGGACAAGGTGGAACTGGCGGCGGTGGACTTGTTAAAATTACATATTTTTAATTCTAAATAGAACTATAGAGAGCATTAACAATGGCACAGTACTCTAATTATAAAAAGGTAAGTGGAACTACTTTACCAGCTTCTTCCATTACTGCAAGTCAGTTAAATAGTAGTGGTTTGGATACTTGGACTGTTAAGTGGTTCTATGGTTCTCCTAACATGTGTTCTCCTGGTTGTTGCTGCGCTTGGGTAGTACCTACTGGAGTTAGAAGAGCTACGATTGAACTATGGGGTGCTGGAGGTACTGGTGGAGGAGGATGTACTTGTAATCGTTGCTACGCCCATAGGGGTGCTCAAGGTGGATTTTATAATACCAAAACTATTGATGTTACAGCTGGCGATACATATACTGTTTGTGCTGGTGGAGTTTATCCATGTCTCACTAGAGAGTGTTGTGGATGTAATGGTTGTGCTTCCTTCGTGAATGGAACTAACTTATCTAACTTTTGTGCTCCTGGTGGTCATGGTGGAATTAATTGTAATAGTTGGGCGGTGGCATGCCATTCTGTAAACTGTTGTTGTATTGCCCCTGGTTCTAATGGCGGCGATTTTGCAATGGGCAACCATACGGGAGGATTTTGGAATCCTAAAGGTGTGTTCTGTCATTGTCATGCTAGATTTGTTATGCCAACTGCTGCACCATTTATTGGAACTAACGTTATGCAGGGTCTTGTTAGTTGCTGGATACGTTGTGGTTGCTGGACAGTTCCTTACGGTCATGGTGGTCAGAGTGCAATGAGTACTCAGTGTGGATCTAGTTGCTGTGGACAAGCTGGTACTGGTGGTCCTGGTCTTGTTAAAATTACGTTTGTCTGATATAATATAAGTCCGTGTGAAGGAAGTGTAAATATGGGGGGGTGTGGGTAACTACACTCCCCTATTTAATGTTTTATTATAAATAATGCTGAAGGAGTACACCTGGACAAAACTTAGGAACTATTATGGCAACACAACAAATTAGAGTAGAATGGGATCTTGATCTTCCCAACAGTTTTTTAGTCGATCATTCTACATCAGACGGCAATACCCGTGCTGCAGTTTATGATGGACCAGATAAAATATTTTTACAAATCGGTGCAGATGGACGTGAAGTTGCTGGTCCTCTGACTGAAGATGACATGGCGGATGGTCGCCCAAAACCAGCAGACTGTGTAGAACGATTTGAAGTTGATTGTGCAACAAATCCTCTTGTTTGCCAATTGAGGGGACCAGTTATTGATGAACTCGAAGAAGAGTATACTGGAGAGACAGTTCATCCTGGATCACCTGATATTGATGGATTTCCTCAGTTCTCATATGGAACACCATTGATGCCAGGTGACCTCTATAACGGACAAAGTTTGCAGGTTGTTGATGGTACAATCCAGATTGATAGATGGACAGTTCCTCAAAAACTCATTGATAGAGATGATCTTCTGACATGGGATCAAATTCGTGCCAAGAGAAATGAGATGCTTGAGCAATGTGATATGAGAACAGGAACTGATATGCCAACTGACATTCTTGATGCATGGAAAGCATATCGTGTTAAATTGAGAGATTTTCCTGCAACAATGTTAGCAAATAATGTTGAACCAACCATTGCATATTATATGTTCCCTGAAAGTCCAGATGATATTAAAGCAAAAACTGCAGTGGATGGTGGAGCTGCTATTTAATTGATGAACTGGTATTTTTTATGATGGACCAATTTAAAGTATATAAATTTGATTATATTAAAGAAAACCAGGCAGAGATAATTAGAGTGGCAAATATTTGCCACTCTTCTCTAGTTTCTGTTGGTTTTGAAGATACAACGTGGGCATATTATCTTTATAATATATTTTCTGTAGCAACCCCTTCTATTCATTTTTTGAATATCTATAAGAAAGTAATAGAGATTGTTAAAGAAAATGTTGATGAGTTATGTTTTATGCAGGCGTGGTTAAATTGTCATGATTATGATACTGTATTAGATTGGCATAATCATACTGCCCCATATCATGGGTACATATCAATAGAACCTCAAGATACAACGACAGAATTTGGAGGATGGGATATTGAGAATGAATGTGGTAACATATATTTTGGGTATGGAAATATAAGACATAGAGTTGTCAATAATTCATTTTATACTGGAAAGAGAATAACTATTGGGTTTGATGTTATTCCTCAAAGTTGTATGGATCCAAATCGTCCAACAAAGCAATATGGTGCCATACCTTTATTATGATCTTTGATATCAACATGGAATTGGATGCAAAAATTGTACCTATACTCGGTAAACCGATTATAGAGATAGAAAATTTTTATAGAAATCCAGATAGTGTTAGACAATTTGCATTGGAATCAAAAAAATATACAAAAGATGACAATGATGATCTGATAGCAGGTGCTGTAGGGCGTAGAGTCTGTCAAGATTCTCTTGAGTTGACAAAATTAAGTTCTGTATTTGAACAATTATGTAATCATTCGAGTTGGCATATTGATTTTGATAAAGATCATCATGAATATTATTGGTCTGGAATGAGATTCCTTGTCAATGTTACTAATAATCTTGATATTTTAGATGACGGAAGAGACATGATTATGCATGTTGATGGTCCAGACAAAAAATGGGCATGTGTAATATACCTGAATACTAATGAAGAATGTGAGGGTGGCACTGGATTTTATAGTTTGAATATGGAAAAGGATGAAGTTAATCTTGAATATCTTTCGCAGATGATGTATAATAAAGCAGTGTTATATGATGCAAATATGATTCATGGTGCTATCATGGAGAAGCACATGTTTAAAACATGTGATCGGTTAGTACAGGTTATGTTCATGTAATAAATAACCCAGATTAAATTATTAATTTACAATTCACTTGGAGTTGAGTTCATGAGATCTAAAGCATTTTTTGTCAATGGTGGAGCTGGCAGAGTAATTTGCTCCATTCCTGCGTTTGAAAAATATGCAGAGACCCACGATGATTTTATAATCGTGTCTGAAGGAGGTACAGATTTCTTCAAGGGTCATCCAACTCTTGATTCTAAAGTATTTGATTCCTGGCATAAGGGATTATTTGAACAGGAATTGAAGCATAGGGATATTGTTACAACAGAACCATATAGAATTTGGGAATATTATAATCAGAAATGTAGTCTTTCTCAGGCATTTGATATTGAAATTAATGGGTTGGATGAACCAAGAGAACTTCCTACACCATCAATTGTTCTTGGTAAAATGGAAGTGATTGCGGGGTATAATGCTGTTGAAGAGATAAAGCAAGGAACAGGAAAGAATAAAGTTCTCGTGGTCCAACCTTTTGGTAGATCTGTTGAAACTGTTGGTGAAGACTTTATTGCTGATCCATCATCACGTAGTTTTTCTTTGAATAGCATTGTTAATATTATTAATGATCTTAAGAAAGATTATGCAGTAATTATTATGAGTGAGCTGCAATTCCCACTTGAAGAAAATGAAGAGAAATCAAAGTATAAAGTTGCTCGCCCTCAAGTTCAAGACATGAGGTTATGGGCAGGTATTATTAATGCTGCAGATCACTTCCTTGGATGTGATAGTATGGGACAGCATCTTGCTAAAGCATTTGACAAGACTGCTACAGTTGTAACTGGATCAACGTATCCCATTAATATCTCTTATCCTGATGATAAAAACTTTGATATTATTGATGCTGGTCTTGACCGTAGAAAATATTCCCCAATTAGACTTACTCAGGATGAGGCAATTGATCGTTATAATGATCAAGCAATGGAACTAAGTAAGGATCAAGAGAAGCAAATTATAGCATCTGTTCGTAAAAGAATGGGTAAACCTACTGCCTATACAGATTATAAAAAACCACAGACTTCTAATACTGGAGGTGGGATTAATAATTCAAAGGCAATTTCTCCATCTATGGGTCAACCAGTTGTCACTGCTCCAATTGGTGTAAAGAAACCATCTAAAGGGTTTTTAGATGAGGTAACAATTGCAACTCAACAAAGTAAAGTTGATGGTCAAGTACAAGATATTTTAAATAAAATTAACTGAGGTAGATAATGACACAATGGATTGCTGCTATTGCTAGGGGACATAACTCTGGTATTTGTTTATTGAAAGATGGAGAGATGGTTCTCTCTATCGAGGAAGAAAGGTTATCTAGGCATAAGTATGATGGTGGTCCTCTTGCCTCCATGGTTAAAATATTAGATTATACTGATAAACTTGACTATCTTGTAATTGCACATACTCAACCTCTTGGTGATAGTGGTAGAATTGATTTTACTGGTGATGATATCTACACTGGACTTGCAAGAAAACTTGGATTGATAGATCGACAAGAGGATCTATATGATCACCCTCAGGTTATTGACTTGAGTAGGACTCACCATAAACTTCATGCTGCGTGTGCATTTTATAGGTCTGGATTTAAGTCTGCAGTTTCTGTAGTTGTTGATGGTGCAGGAACTTTTATTCCTATGTCTATCGGTAATGATAGTGAAATGACATGGGAATTGGAATCGATGTTCACTTGTGAATATCCTGCAGAGTTTAAAACAATATATAAGCATCAAGCAGGTAGGGGTCCTTGGGGATCTGCCAAGTTAGATGAATTTAGTAGTGATGGTGAAGGTGAAGAGGGGACCCATGAATTCATTCTTGATGAGAGTGCTGGAATTACTAAAGCATATGAAGCAGTAACACAATATTGTGGATGGTCACCTATTGAAGCTGGTAAAACGATGGGATTATTTCCATACGGTAAACCAAATGATAATATTCCACCAATTTATTCTGATTACAACGGATCTGCTGCATGGAAGACATCTAATAGGGATGTAATTGTACCGACTTATCCAAATGGTGCTGTTGTAAATGAAGGTAGATTTAAATTTTTAAAGACCTCAGAAGATCCTGGAGACCTTACTCTTCTTGAAAATCGTAGGGATATGGCATATGCTATTCAAATAGAATCTCAGTCTATGGTTTTAGATCTTATTCGCAAATCTGTTGAATTATCTGGCAATAAAAATGTTGTATTGTCTGGTGGATATGGTTTAAATTGTGTTGCAAATTACTGGTATCTGGATCAATTAAAAGAAGAAGGTATTAATTTATTTGTAGAACCAGTAAGTAATGATGCAGGAACTGCTATTGGTGCTGCATATTTGGTATATCATGCTAAAACTAATGATATGACTATTAGAGATAGAATTTCTGATCTTTATTATGGTCCCGAATATGATTATTCTAATGATCAGATTGAAGAAATATGTAATAGATGGGGTGCAACTTCTATTGTTGGTGGAGTTGAGTATAAAGATGTAGTGGATCTTATTACCAATAAAAATATTGTTGCAATGTTCCAAGGTAAGTCTGAAGCAGGTCCTCGTGCTCTTGGTAATCGTTCAATTATGTATGATCCTCGTGATGAGCATGGAAAAGACCATGTGAATATGATTAAGCGTCGTGAATATTTCCGTCCTTTTGCTGGATCTATTCTTCAAGAACATGTTCATGATTGGTTTGATCTTCGTGGTATGGATGAGACTCCATTCATGATGTATGCTGTTGAATGTTTAGAGGGGATTGCTGAAAAAATTCCTGCGGTTATTCATGTTGATGGTACATGTAGAATACAGACTGTCACTGAAGATGTAAATCGTCACTATTATGGTGTGATTCAGGAGTTTTATAATCAGACAAGTTGTCCGATTATATTCAATACTTCTTTTAATCTTGGTGGAGAACCTCTTGTAGAAACTCTTGATGATGCTCTTCGCACTCTTGCCAATTCATTAATTGAGTATTTGTATTTGCCAGAATATGGTATTCTTGTTGAGGTCAAGAATCAATGATTAATAATTATCCTCTGCATGGTGAAGTATGAGAAAAAATTTATTTTCTATTCCCATATTTGAAGACGAAGTAGATCTTACTAAAATCAAGTTTACTGCTGACGAATATTTACCTAGTTGGGATAGTGGAACTCTCACATCTTTTGGATCACCTAATGATATATCTGAAGAAACCTGGGATCACTTGAATGAGGTTATTAGTAGAAATATCTGTGATATAAATTGCTCCTATAAAAATGCTAGGATTGAAAGATTGTGGAGGAACATTTATGAGGAGCATAATTATCAGGATGCTCATATTCATCCCCATTGTCAGTGGAGTTTTATAATTTATGAGACTGTACAAGTATCAAAAACTGTCATCTTTAATCCAGCGTTTAGGGATATTCAGAATCAAATCAATCATAGTGGATTGCCTGAATTTCCGCTTGATTATAAACCGCAGCTGGGACCTGGTAGCATTATAATATTTCCAGCATTCTTGATGCACTCAGTATTACATGGTAGTGTTGGGTCAACTATTGCAGGTAATGTTAAACTAGAATATGTAATATGAGGTTATGATAAATTGTGAGTAAAGTATTTGTTAATGGTACATTTGATCTTCTTCATAGAGGTCACTTAGAACTTTTAAATTTTGCACAAACTCTTGGTGATAATGTTTATGTTGGTATTGATACTGATCGAAGGGTTGTAGAAAAAAAAGGACCTTCACGACCAATATATAATCAAGAAGAAAGAAAGTTCTTTTTAGAAAATCTGAAGTCAGTTCATAAAGTTTATTTTTTTGATTCTGATCTTGAATTGGAGGTACTTATAAACTTTATCCAACCAGATAAAATGGTAGTAGGGTCTGATTGGATAGGCAAATCTGTTATTGGATCTATGTACGCTACTGAATTAATATTCTTCAATCGAATTGATAACTATGCAACCACAAAAACAATTCAAAGTATTATTGATAGGGGAAACCTGCAAGGATGAATATGTATATGGTGATGTAAATCGTATTAGTCCTGAGGCACCTGTTCCAGTTTTAAATTATAATAGAACTGAGATAACTAATGGTATGTCTGCAAATGTAAAGACAAACTTGGAATCTTTTGGGGTGTTTGTTAATCATATTACAAACAAAAAACCTATTGTTAAGAGAAGGATTGTTGATAAGAGTAGTAATCAGCAATTGCTTAGAATTGATCATGAAGATGGTATTGATCCATTAAAAGTATCAGAAGTAAAATCTGCATTCTTTCATATGCAATATGATGCCGTGGTTATCTCTGATTATGATAAGGGATATTTAACTCTTAATGATTTGAAGATATTTTGTGATAACTTTAGTGGTCCAGTTTTTATTGACACCAAAAAAACTGAGTTGTTTAGTGCTCCAAATGTAATATTTAAAATAAACCAGAAGGAATATAGTAAATTGACAATCAAACCAAATCCAGAGAATTTAATTGTTACTCTTGGGGAGATGGGGGCAACCTATATGGATAATGTTTACCCTCAAGAAAAAAAAGTTAATGTATTTGATGTGGTTGGTGCAGGAGATACGTTCTTGGCAACCTTAACACATGCATTTTTAAAATATCAAAACATTGAACTTGCAATTCCCGTTGCTAATAGGGCATCATCTATTGCAGTACAGAATTATGGGTGCTATACTTTAACGAATGAAGATGTGGAAGAATTATGAAAGCAGTAATGCCAGGAATGAAAACATATTGTGTTGATATTGATGGTGTAATCGCTGCAAAGAATGGGACTTGTAAGACCTGTAAGTATGAAGCGAGTACTCCTATGATTGAGAATATCGATAAGATTAATAAGTTGTATGATGAGGGTCATTACATCAAATACTTTACCGCTAGGGGTATGGGTACGTATGATGATAATGCTCAGTTGGCAGAGGCACGTTGGTTAGAACTTACAAAACTTCAATTAAGTGTCTGGGGTTGTAAGTATCATGAACTTATTATGGGCAAACCATCTGCTGACTACTACATAGATGACAAGGCGGTAAATTCGGATGACTTCTTCAATTAAACATGTTCCCAAGGGGTGGGGATATGAGAAGTGGATTGTCAATGGTGAATTATATTGTGGCAAACTTCTCTTTTTTAATGCTGGTAAGAGGTGTTCTTGGCACTATCATAAAATAAAAGATGAGACCTTCTACTTACAGAGTGGTCTCATTTCTTTGTATCATGGGTTTACTGATGATTTATCTGATTGTCAAATAACTGTATTGGAACCTGGTGATAAATTTTATATACCAGTAGGAATGAGACATCAGATGATTGCTTTAGATGATTCTGAATTGTTTGAATTCTCTACACAACACTTTGATTCTGATAGTTATAGAGTTATAAGAGGTGATTAAAGGTTTAGATAGTCTTCAACAGTCTTAAACTTATAATTACCAACCCACTTCATATCTGCACATGTGTATTTTTGGTACTTACCTTTTAAATGATCTGGAAATGGGATGGTATTAATTTTACCACCCTCTTTTTTTGCAACTAAATCTGCAACATGTTGGAATGAGACTGGAGATCCAGTACCAAGATCATAAATTCCACTACCAGCATTATTGTTCAAGACAATATCTACAACATCATCAACACATATAAAATCTCTAAGGAATCTATTTGATCCACTAAAGAGATTTAACTCTCCAGTTTCTTTAATTTCTTTTGTAAATTTGCTGACTGGACTTGCCTGATTGCCTTTATGTTCTTCTCCATCACCATAAACATTAAAATATCTAAATCCCTGAACTAGAGTGAATTGATCTATGTTATCCAGGACAGTATAGTCTACTTGCAATTTTGAAATTGCATACTGATTCAGTGGATTAATTGTTTTTGTTTTTTGATGAATGCTTTGGTTGCCATATACCGAGGCTGATGATGCGTATTTGATTGGGAACTCATATACAATCGCTTTATTTAAAAGAGCACATGAGAACCCTACGTTGTAATGCCACAGTTTTTGTAAATCTTTTTCTGTAGTAGAAGAGATTGCACCTTGATGTATGACTAGATCAACCTTATTCCAGTCATTAAAATCCCTAAACAATCTCCAAGCATCTTCTTGGTCTACCAACATTACTTCATCGGCAAGTTTATCTGCAAAGCACTTGCCAATAAAACCTTTGGCACCAGTTAAGATTATCATATGGTTTTGTTTAATATTATATCAAATAAATAATATTACTGCAATAGATATAAGAGATGTCCTTTGGATCTTTAGTAAGTAAGCAACCAACAGCAGTCAATACAAGTGCTGTATTGTATACTGCACTTGCTGGCAAATTTGTGGAAGGTAAAATATATGTTGTTAATAGAAGTTCTGCCCCAATCAGATTTAGATTGGGACTTTCTACTGGAGGATTGACTGAATATGATCCTTCTACGGGATATCTTGTTTTTAATCAAGAACTTGCTGTAGGTGATTATTATCAGAGTGAGACTATTTATTTTGGATCTGGTCAGAGTATAATTTTTAGATCGGATAGTACCGACGCTACCTTTAATTTATTGGGCAATGAGACTGATAGAAGTGATGGTTCTGGGTTAGTTGCTCAGAAGGTATCTAGTGGTTTAAATCATAATGAATTGATGTTTACTGCATCTGCAGATTTTACTGGTAATTTATTTGTATGTAATAGAAGTTCTTTTGACTCTAGAGTTAGAGTTGGAGTTGGATCAACAGATAAGGACTATATTGAATATAATTACTTAGTTGAAAGGGACACGACCCATTTTAGAGAAAACTTAAGAATTGGTGCAGGAGATTTTGTATATATTAGATCTGATAATAACGGAGAGAATTTTGTTATTACGGGATATTATGGATCTGGAACAAATAATTTCCCAAGTAATGTTGGAGTTGGATCTACCTTACAAGCAAATGACATATATGCTGTAGAGTCAGTTTCAATTGGTATTACTTATTCTGGAAGTAATGCATTAAAGGTTATTGGATCTACTGAACTTGCAGGATCTAGAATTACTGATAATCTTCGTGTTGATAATAATGTACTTACTGTAGGAGTCACTACATCTCAGGGTGGATTTGCTAGTAGTGGAGATAGATCAGTCAAAATTAATGTTGTTGGTTCCAGATTATATTTCGACGTTGTTGGAATTGGATCCACTTCTCTTTTGCTTAGTTGACTTTAGAATTAGATTCATATATAATTAGTGTACTTAATATAGAATTATGGTTTGGAAATTTGAAACCGAAGGTAAGCATAAAAAATATGAAGTAGATCAATCGGAAGAGATTATTATTTTCTCTAAAGATAATTGTTCTTATTGCATGTATGTAATCAGATTGTTTGATGAACTTCAATTTAAGTATACTGTATTGAAGTTGGGAAGTGATTTTACTAAAGCTGATCATTATAAAAAATTTGGAGTAGATGCAAAATTTCCTCAAGTTGAAGTTGATGATACGAATATTGGTGGATGTAGAGATACTGTTATATGGTTAAAGAATGAGGGTTATCTTCCTGGTGGTTCCTGAGATAGATCAAATAAAAAATTGTTAATATATCTTCTGGCAAATTCTTTTGTGTAATATGATTTTATGATTCCATATGCTGGATCTGTATATGACAGGTGATTATCATAGTTTGTTTGATAAATGTGGGCAGAACTTTGTCCGCATTTTTTTATGCAGTTTTTATATCTAGATAGATACAATTCTAACTTATCAATATACTCGGAATAAAAATCTTCACGGTCTGTTTTTATCCAGAGTTTTTTTGAGAAGTAAGTATCTAAATCATAAATTTTTGATTTATTTTTTATTCTATCTTTTTGATCTCCCAAGTAAGGCATGATGTATTGCTGTTGATATTCATTACTAGGTTTTAGTGGATGAAAGTCAATTGTTCCAAAGTATTTTACATTCCCACATTTAACATATTCTGTTCCAAATATTGGTGCTTCGTAATTAAATTCTGGATATATTACAAGAGATTCTGCAACAAACTTACCACGTATTTGTAGTTCGCATAATCTTATTCTACGAATCTTATCGGTTTTCCACACATAAGATTTTATGCAAGAGTTTTTATCCTCTATAATTGGATTTAACCATGTTGGCAAAATAACAGGAGTCAGGTTATCATACAATTCAAATAATTTATTCCTGACTTGCATTATACATATCTAATAATAGATATTTATTATGAGAGTTTTGGCGATGGTATGTGGGCATGATGCTTCTGCTACCATTATAAATGACGGTGAGATAGAAATATTTTTGAAGGAAGAAAGATACTCTGGAGTAAAGCATGATAGTGGTAGTAAGCACATCTTTAAAAAGATGCTTGATAATCAGTTATTAAGAAATCTTGATTATGTCATGATTAATGATTCGCCAGATTTGGATGATGAAGTACGTTACCTTAGAAATCAAGTAATACTGGAACAAAGTCCTGATGCAAAATGGACTTCACTTCCAAGGGAGCATCATTTATATCATGCAGCAGTATCTTTTTATAATAGTGGATTTGAAAAGTCTTTGATTTTAGTTATAGATGCTGCTGGAGGATATCTTGGAGATATTGATACTGCAAATACTTTTGAATGTGAGACAGTGTATGTTGGAGAGTATCCAGATAAAATTACTCCATTATATAAAAAATATTGGACTAGTAAAAGATTAAAAAATAAAATTACTAAAAATATGAAAGGATGTGAAGTGGATCTTGTAAGTATTGCAAATGAAATTTCTGTTGGTAATTTATATAATACTGCTGCTTTGTGTATGGGAGAAAACGTTGATAATTGTGGCAAAGCAATGGGTCTTTCTTCTTATGGCAGCAGAATACCAAATTTGGAATTGTTTTCTGGGGATTATATTAAAAAGATTGCAGATTATTTTAAAGATTATCCAGTCTTAGTAGATAATTTAAAATTTATATCTGACGTGCCATTTAGGGTAGAAATTACTAAAGAGAATCACAAGTTCTTTGCTGATTATTGTTATGAAGTACAGAGACAGTGCTCAGACAAAGTATCTGACATTGTTAAAAAATATATTGATGATACTGGAATAAAAAAAGTTTGTATTAGTGGTGGATATGGTATGAATATTGTGAATAATTACAATTTAGTGACTAAATTTCCAGAGGTTGAGTTTTACTTTGAACCTGTTTGTGATGATACAGGTCTCTCAATAGGATCTGCAATGTATCTTTATAGAAGATTTAGTTCTGATAAGACTTTGCGTCCAATTAAGTCTACAAGTTTTCATGGTCTTAATGCGGATGTGCGGTCGTATGGGGGCATTGGAGCATCATCAGATGACATTGCTAATCTATTGGCACACGATAAGTCCGTAGCGGTCTTATATGGGCGTTCAGAGGGTGGTCAGAGAGCATTAGGTAATAGATCTATACTATTCAATCCTTTGAATCCTAATGCCACAGATATTGTTAATAAAATTAAAATGCGGGAGTGGTATCGCCCTTTTGCTGTTATGGTTTTAGAAGATGATGTGGACCTGTATTTTGACAATGCAATTCCAAATCCGTTTATGACGGTTTCTTTTCCTGTAAAATCTGATATAATATCTGGTGTAACTCATGTAGATGGTACATGCAGAATTCAAACCGTAGGAAGAGATCATTTTCTATACGATCTTCTGAATGAGTTTAAGCATTTGACTGGATATGGTATTTTATTAAATACAAGTTTTAATCTTGCTGGAAAACCTTTGGTTGAAACACCAAAGGATGCTCTTGATGTTTTGGATAATTCGTCTTTGGACTTTGTTTGGTTTTACGAAAGCAAACAGTTGTTTAAATCATCCTTTTGATATATAATTTTACAATGATGACTGTACTAATGGGCGAAGAATTATCAACAATGTATTACGATGTTGAAAGATCTATTGATTATGCTTTTGAGGGCAAGTTTGTTCTTAAATTGTATGATTACTTAAAAATCAATAATACAAAGCGTATAGATGTTGAGAATTTTATTCATAGTTCTACAGCTTCGGAGATTAATTTATTGATTGTTGATCTTGAAGATTATCTTGAGGGAGGGCAAGACTCTGATCATAAACAACTTCGTGAGGGGTATGGGCACATTTCTAAACCAAAAGCAAGAAAAATTAAAGAGTACTTACGCGGTATTCTTGATGATGCATTGAGATATAAAAATGACAAAAGACCAGGAAGACGAAAGAACACAACTAAATAACTCGGAAGAATCTACAGGTATCAACCGTGGATTTGAATTAATGCTACGTCATCGTAGTAGGAGAGAGAAACCAGAACCTAAAACATTTGGAATAATGTTTGGGAAAGTTATATCTCTTTTTAACCGAGAGATGCGCTTCCATTTTGAATTAAAAATTGGAATACTTAAAAAGAGTTAGTCTCTGGGGGATAGTTCTATGTTAGCTGTTACACTTACATTTTCAGTTTTAATCTCAGTAATATTTTTATTAGTTGGAGGAGTAATTGGATGGATAGTAAAGCAACATGTTTATGAGGGAACGGCAATCGCCTATACACATCCCGAAATGTTTGATGAAAATGGGAATGTTATTCCCGATGAAATTTTAGCCGTGAGGTTTGAAAACGATTATGACAGTATCGAAGACGAAGACGAAGGGTAATCCTATTCCTGAACTTGAAGCAAATCCATTTATGCATGAGATTCTTCAACTTGTTAATGCTCAAAGATCGACTGCTAAAAAGGTAGAAGTATTGCAGAAGTATCGGACTGATGGTCTAACTGCACTTTTAATTTGGAATTTTGATGATACTGCAGTGACTGCTCTTCCTGAAGGAGATGTTCCTTATTCTAGAGCAGAAGAGCAATCTGCACAAAATGAATCTTTGTCTGCTTCAATTGAAAAGTTAAATAAAGTTGATGGTTTGGCACAAATGGATCAAGTTGTTCGTACAAGGGCAACAAGTATTCGTAAAGAGTGGAAAAACTTTTATAATTATCTTAGGGGTGGCAATGAATCCCTAACAAGTCTTCGTAGAGAGACTATGTTTATTCAAATGCTTGAAGGACTTCATCCCAGAGAAGCAGAAATTATGGTTTTGGTTAAAGATAAAAAACTACAAACCAAATATAAAATCACTAAAAATCTGGTTACTGAAGCATATTCAGATATTGCATGGGGAGGACGCAGTTGAGTAATAAAATTACAATTTTGGATAGTGATTGCGATCCTCAGGTTGCTAAAGATAAATCTTTACCTTGCACTGCATACTTGGTGGAATACTATTCTTCCGATAAAATTTGTTATGATCTTGTTATAGCAAAAAAAACAGCAGATATTTTTGATTATTATTGGGATAAATATCGTGGAAACTTTCATAAATTTATTCAATCTGATGGAACATTGAATCCAAGAATGTATAATCCATCTCCTAAAAAATAAACATTGAGGTAACATAATGTCTAGTGGATTTGGAAATAGTGGTAGTGATGGAAAAGCAAACGTGATTATTCAAAAAGAGGAAGTAGAAAAGTTGATTAAAGAGTATAAGAAAATTAAGAAGTATATGAAATCTCCTATATTTGAGATTAAAAATCTAAGTGGAGATGAAAGATACGTTAAAGATCTTTTAGATGAATATGGTGATCAAAATGATTCGCAAAATAGCGATTCTCTTTGATCTAGTACTTTTGGGATCCATACTAGGAACATTGTTACTTGTTCCTTTGTATATCTTATAAATTATTAATAGTGTACGGAAAAAAATTAATATGCTATCAACCGCTTACCGACTACGACTGGAATTTATTTGTAAATGTATTGCTAATGGCGAAGAAGTAAAATTGTCTGATATGATTTGGGCAAACAAACTTGCTAAAGCAAATACAACTGCTAATGAAATGTTGAAGATGGCACGTCGCCAAATCACACAACAGATTGAAGAAGGAAGCACAGATGATTTTCTGAATAGGATGGGGTTAGGTGATCCCGACCCATCCAATCATAAAACGGGATTCGATAGTGCTGATGATATCAAAGACTGGTTTCAACAGGACCGCAGTGAAGATTGGAGGCAAAGGGATTGATGCCACATGAATTTGATTACATCGAAGCACCTACGACAGGTGAAGTTGATAAATGGGGATTTTCTATTAGACCTTCTATGGGTGATGAAGAATGTATTTTGCGATGCTTGCGAAATGCTCCTGAAGGAACTGAAAAGAAGCAAGTTGAAAGGTTAATTAAATATTATGAAAAACTCAAAGAATCTTCCCTAAAACATAACTTTTGGTAAATTATTATGACCAAAGAGTCTGATTATGTTTGTGTCCCCATGTGGGATCCCATTTTCGAGATGATGCGCTATCATTGGGTACACAAGTCAGAAAAGGATCCTGAGCAATTCGTGAAAAATCTTAATCCAGAGCAAGAATTACTATGAGCAGTAAGATGCTATTCCTAGTT